GCGATGCAGTTAAGCCGGTGCGATGCTTAAAATCATTCGTATAAGTCTTTAATTTTTTGACGCATTTTGCACCGCTTGATCCAAACTTACTCAATTCATCAATGACCAAGCAATCGAAGCCGTGGGTATGTTTAAACGTATCGAAAAACCATACCAAGTTTTCAATATTGATAACTACAAGTTCAGCGTCGCCTTTAATTGCTGCTAATCTTTGTTTTGGCGTACCGCAAGCAACGGCAACGCGCAAGTGTTCAAGGTGTAACCACTTTTTGTGTTCACTTGCCCAAACTTCTTTGGCGGGGCGCAATGGCGATACGATCAACACTCTATTAACAACTTTATCGCTCAAAAGAGAATCTAGCGCGGTCAAGGTGCAAACTGTTTTGCCAGAACCCATAGTGGCGTATATAAAATTGCAGTTATGTTCATATATGCGGTCGCATAGTTGCAATTGGTCTTTGTCTAGCATTTCATAAGTCAGCATATCAACGTCCTATCGCTATAATATCGTCATAAACCTGTTCAGCGCGATCACCTGTACCGACAACATAAACAATTGCATTTTGTGCGCGCATTTTTTCTACCTCAATTACCTGTAGTTTTGTCAGCTTTGTTTTGTTTACAGGGTTCTTAAACTCAACAAAAACGGTAAGACCATTGGGGCATATAATTAAACAGTCCGGTACGGCGCGCTTGGCAGGGCTTGAAAATTTATAGCAGAGAAATCCCGCGCTTTTTAGCTTGTCCTTAAATGCCTTTTCCAATTGCGCTTCGGTGCGTACTGACTTACCAAAAAAAGTTAACTCACTCATGTTATTTTCCTTTTACTTAGTTAAATGTGTTGCATAACTATTATATGCGTACTATCATTGCTTGGCAAGATAAACTAATAAATTTAAGTAAACAAGGAGATTAACGTGGATTTTAAACCTTTTAACCCGACCGAGAAAAGCAAAAGCGGCATACGTCAAATGTATGTAAGCGACGGCGCGCACAACTGGATTAAGCAGCAAGCGGCTGATAGTTCTACTCGCATGGTGGGCGTAGTGGACGCGCTTATTGATCACTCTTTAGAAAGTAACGCGATGTTTAAACACCTTCGCAGCGTGATTATAGAACTTGATGCGCTTGTGCCAGACGGCACGGAGTATCCTAAAAAACTCGCTAAAATACTAGATGAAATGGGTGAAGCTTTGGAGCAAGAAAATGCCAAATAAACATTATAAATATGGCGGGTCAACCGCCGCTAGAACCATAAACTGTCCGGCGTGGCATCTACTTGCAGAAAAAGTGCCTAAGTCACCAAGCGGGGACGGCAACAGCTTTGCAGACGATGGCACGCTAAAACACAACTGCATGGAAAAGCTAATAGCCGATCCCGATATGGACTACCCTTCATTAATAGGCATGAAGTATAACGCGCAAGAAGTCACGCAAGAAATGATAGACGACGTAATCATACCGACCTTTGAAGCATACGAAATGTTCGCAGAGAAAAACAAGTTTGCATTAGAACTGTCAGAATCAGAAGTGTTCATGGATGAAGAAATCGGCGGCACTGCAGACATATTAGCCGCGAATGACGATACGATTTTTATCGGTGACTTTAAATTTGGCTTTAACCTAGTCTCACCAGAAGAAAACGCGCAAGGATTATTCTATGCCATGTGCGGTACAGAAACCAAGGGCGTAGCAGCGTTATTTGAGGGTAAAAAGAAGATTTGTATATTTATTGTACAACCTCAGTATGCCGAGCAAGGCGACGACATTGTGCAAGAGTGGTGGACTACGCCAGAGCGTTTAAACGAGTTTGCAGAGGAATATTTAGCCGCCGTAGACAGCCAAGACGTAAATTCACCGGTAGCAGGTAGCTACTGTAAATACTGCCCCGCAATCGTAGTTTGCCCCATAAAAACAGGCGCGGCGCGTCAAGCACTTATGATCAAACCCAACAGCGAGGATGCAAAAGTACTGGCGCAGGCGCTAACTATGTCACACGAAGTCATAGAATGGGCAAAAGCAGTACAATCATTTGCGCACGAACAAGCAGAGCAGGGCGTTAGAATAGAGGGTTACAAGCTAGTCGATAAACGCGCTATGCGCAAATGGACTGACGAGGAAGCAGTACTCGAAATGCTACGTAGAGCAAAGAAAATTAAGCTAGAAGAAGTAACAGACGTAAAATTAAAATCAGCACCACAGCTTGAAAAGCTGTTTAAGAAAAAAAGCCTTGACTTTAAAAAGTATGACGCCTATATTGGCAGTGTTAGCAGTGGTACAACACTTACTACCGCAGACGATAAGCGACCCGAAGCCATTTGCATTAAAGCGATAGCGGCAACGATAGCTTCAATTAACGATTAGTACCTAAACTTAACTTTAAAGAGAAAATAGAATTATGACTACCTCAAATTTACCCGCAACAATGAACGACCTAATAAACGCAATTGACACCACTAGCACCGCTATATCACAAGCCGCCGGTACGGATTCAAGCTATTTGAAAATGACCAAATCAGGCGAGTGGGTATACGGCTCAGATGATAGCGAAGTAGGGGAAAACAGCGAATGGGTGGTAGATACGTCCTCTTTTCGCGTAGGCTATCAATCTTGGGACGACGGCGAGTTGGTAGGGGAAGAAACTGCCCTTGTGACTGACCCGCCGATCCTAAAATCAAACTTACAAGACGTAGGCGCACCGTGGAAAGCCTTAATTGGTTGCAGACTCCTTTGTATAGAAGGCAAAGACAAGGGTGTGCAGGTTGTTTACACGACCACTAGCAAAGGCGGCATAAAAGCGGTTAACGCGCTTATGAAGGACTTAGTAGCGCACGTTAAAAGCGGCAAGCATGATGGTAAATTAGTACCAGTAGTTGCATTGGCTGCTGACTCTTACAAGCATAAGCAGTACGGCAAAATATACACGCCGATACTAGAAATTTTGGATTGGATTGCAGACGTAGGGCAAAACGAACCAGAGCCAAAAGCAGCAGTAGAGCCAGAGCCAAAAGCAGCAGCAGTGGTAGAGGATGAACCAGACGCCGCGCCGCCAGTAAGACGTAGACGTCGCGCATAAGTAATAAACTTTTACAATTGGCTACTTCGGTAGCCTTTTTTAACCCTAAAATACAAGGCGTTTAAACAATGAGTTATTTAATACACAACTTACCCCCCATACCTGTAAAGGTGCGTAAAGAGTTTCTCTACGACCATCAACGTGGGCACGGAGAATACGTGGACGGTTTTTGGGCTTCTGTTAAAAGCATCACCGGCAAAGCCCTGTACTTTGAAACGCTGCTACCAGAATACGGCGCGCTGTACGATAAGCTACCAATCAGTGCGTTTTTATGGCACACCGAAACACCTGCCGATAAATTATTATCGCTAGACACCTTGCAGCTATGGGATTGCTTCGACTACTACATAACAATCTTACAAAAGCCATTGCTTAACCGCGCTAAAATGTTCGGCAAAGATAAGAAGTTTCATCATGGGGATTATATGTTCACGATAGATACTTGTCACGGCGGGGATTCTACTTTGGATACTGGATTTAGTGAAACAGATCCAGAGCATAAATCTTTTAACGTAATCAGACTAGACAACGGTCAATTTGCCGCGCAACCAAATAACCGGTGCGTATGGATGGATGCTAGTTTAATACCGTCAGAAACAAAGATACCAGACTTTAAAGTATGCACACAAAACTATGCGGTTGAAGGCACAGACAAGTGGAATGTCGCAAGCAGTGACGAGTGGCAGTACAAAAGTAGTGGGGAGAAGTAGATGAAATATTTAGCCATAATCCTACTGCTAACACTAGCAAATCTAGTAAGTGCAAGCCAAGCAATAACCTGTATCTATATTGCAAAAGTAGCAAAACAAGTCATGGAGCTAAGGCAGGCAGGCGTTGGGGCTAAATATATTAGGTATAGTTTTCCTGACTACCCCCGCAAGTTTGAAATCTATAAGTCAGATATTCTACTACTGCGAATTATAAACGACGCCTTTCAAGAACCAGTACATGAAGCACCGACTGAGAAGCTACAAGCAGTATATAAGTTTGACAACAAATGGTTTGAAGATTGTCTATCAAAGAAATTTAAAATTAAAGGAGTATGAAATGATAATCCTAGACTATGAAACGCGAAGCCGTGTAAACCTGCTAGAGTGCGGTTTATACGTCTATGCAAGTGATTCTAGCACTGACATTCTTTGCTTGGCTATGTATGACTTGGAAGATGATTCGCATTTTGTGTTTGATCCATGCGAAAGAGATATGCCTGACGGTTGGAAAAAGCGTATACAAAAAGCGTATTTGATTGGCGCGCATAACGCGGCGTTTGATAGAGAAATACACGCGTATGTAGGCGCAGAGTACGGTTTCCCTGTCATACCTGATGAAAAGTGGTATTGCACCGCAGCGCAAGCGCGTGTAAACGCCCTGCCGTCAAACCTTGACGATGCAACTATGGCGGCAAAAGTGAAGAACAAAAAGAACCCACGCGGTAGCCAGTTGATAAAACTGCTATCAATCCCGCAAGCTGACGGCTCGTTTAAAGAATCTGTACCGCTAATGGTAGAAATGCTGCAGTACTGCATGGATGATGTATTGGCGACGGTTGATTTATACAGAGCAACCAGACCTATGTTGCAACGCGAACATGAGGATTGGTTAGTCAACGAAAGGATGAACCAACGTGGCGTTAAGATAGACCGCAACCTTGCAAGAGCAGCAACGCGCTACGCAGCAGCAGAGCAAGCCGAAATTGGTGGTAAGTTAGTCGCACTAACGAACGGCGCTATTACTAAGCCAACGCAGCACCAACGTATTAAGAAGTACGTACTTGATGCGCTTGATAAAGAAAACGAGAACGACCGCAAACTATATAAGCTAATGACCACCTATAAAGGCAAAGAAAAGAAGATAGGCTTGGATAAGGATATAAGAGAATCAATCATCACCGCCATTGAAGCAGGTAGCTTGCATTTGTACGAGGACATAGAAGAACTGATTAGGCTACTGCATGACGCCAGTGCGTCAAGCGTAGCAAAGTTTGGCAAGATGCTGACCTTAGCTGATCCAGATGATGATAGGGTGCGCGGCGCGTTTATACATGCCGGCGCAGCGCAGACACATAGATTTTCCAGTAAAGGGTTACAACTGCATAACATGAAGCGGGATTGCTATAGCGCAGAAGAAACCGAAGAAATACGTGGGCTAATGTTAACCAACTACGCCATGACCGACGTAATGCAAAAACTGTCTAAGCTGTTGCGCCCTGCATTGATACCTGCAAAGGGTAAAAGCTTTGTAGTAGGGGATTGGTCTGCTATTGAAGCCAGAGCATTGCCTTGGCTATCCGGCAATCCTAAAGCAGAGCGTAAGCTAGATATGTTTAGAAACGGCATAGACGTCTACGTAGAAGCCGCAAAAGATTTAGGGCTTGGTGATAGACAAGTCGGTAAAGTGGCTGAACTGGCGCTAGGCTACGGCGGTGCGGTAGGCGCGTTTGCATCAATGGCAAAGAACTACGGTGTAGTCAAGCCAGAGTACGAGGTTAAGAAAATCGTAAAAGCATGGAGAGCCGCAAACACTTGGGCTGAGAAGTTTTGGTATGCGTTAGAAAACGCAGCTAAAAAAGCAGTGCGCAGTCGCGGCGAGAAATCTTTTACAGCAGGGCGGGTCGTTTACACGTTCGCACCGAACTTGCTAGGCGGCACACTGATTTGCGTGTTGCCCGACGGCACAGGGATTCAGTACCCTTTTTGCTCGATAGAATATAGTGATCGCGGTGATAACTTAGTATGCCTAAAAGCAGGTATAAAACCAAAAGCAGGTGAAGAAACTAAACATCATTGGGGCGTAGTCAGATTATGGGGTGGTTTACTGGCAGAAAACGTAACGCAAGCATTTTGCGCTGCACTACTGCGAGATAAGCTGCGCCAACTAGATGAACTAAAAGCTAACGTGGTAGCGCACGTTCACGATGAAGTGATATTAGAACTAGATGATAGCCTAGCAGCTACAGCATGTAGACAATTAAAAGATATTATGGAGAGCGTACCCCGCTATGCACAAGGGCTACCGCTTAAAGCAGCACCCGTTATTATGAAAAGATACGGCAACCATTGATTGCTATATTTTAACAACAAAGTTATGCTTTTAAACCCAAGGCAAAAAAAAGCCCTGTCAGTAACAGGACTTTTTGATAGCACGAACAATTAACTAACACTAAAAGGAAGTTATCAAATGCGTAATGCGAACACAAATGACACAAAAAATAGTACACCAGAAAAAACAGTAGCGCAACCTAAAATAGTGAAAAAAGAGCGTTTAAGCCCTCCTGAACCACAAGATGTTGTGTCTACCGGCGTAATAAACCTAAAAGACATAGCCAATACTGACTACAATATTAAGGAAATTAAGAAGTTTACTAGGACAGTATTTCACGATCTCTTAGACGATGAACAGGTACTAACATGGTATCAAAAAAGAAACACGCCGTCGTTCCCTAAGCCGTTAGAAAAAACTATGCAGGCGATTAAGCAGACAAATCTACCAAGGGCTTTCTATTTTGGTACGGCAACTGTCACCAAAGACGTAGACGGAAAACTGTATAACCGCAAAAAGAACTTTGATCGCCTGCACGTTATAGTACTAGACGACATTGGCACAAAAGTACGCGCCGAAGATTTACCAGAAGATTTAACCCCGAACTACATCATTGAAACAAGCGAAGGTAACTTTCAATACGGTTATATACTAGCCGAACCGATAGACGACATAGCACTAGCCGAAGCGTTAGTACACCTTGTTTATACGTCAGGGTACTCAGACGGCGGCGGTAAAATGCCGAACAAGGTAGTGCGCTTGCCATGCGGTATAAACGGAAAAGAAGGTGAAAAAGGTAACTTTGAAGTACGTTTGCTAGAATTAAATACCGACTACTGGCTACCCGAAGATTTACTCGATGTGATGGACGTAGGCGTAACGTGGACAGACGTACTAAAAGACGTTAACGCTGCGAAGCGTGGGAAGTCAGCAATGGTATCAGGCACAAGCCAATGGTCGCCGATTACTTCTGTGGCAGGTAGTTTAAACGGTGTGGTAGACCAAATGCTAGAGTGGTTATACGACAATGACCTAGTGACTAACGACAACGGCGATTGGGTTACTATTCAATGCCCTTGGCATGATGAACACAGTGACAAGAATGATACCGCAGGCTATTCACCAGTGGGTAGGGGTGGTCAGTTTTCTAATGTGCGTTCGTTTAATTGTTTTCACGATCACTGCAAAGACCGTAAAGGTAGCGACTTCTTAGAGTGGGCGATTGCACTTGGCGCACCTAGAGTACCGCTAATCGACAACGTAGCAGACTTAGTTGCCGAATACGCCTACGTGTCGTCAGAAGATAGCGCGTATCGTCTGCGGGGCGTACAAAAGCCAACAGGTATAAAAATAGGCGCGTTCAAAAACACATACCCTAAAAAAGTGCCTGTATACGACGTAGACGGCAAGCTAAAAATGGTCAACGAACATGCGCTATGGTTGACCGCACCAAACAGACTTACTTTGCAGGGGGCGATGATGAACGTAGCCAACCCTGAAAAGATAGTTAGGTATGATGGACAAAACTACTTGAACTTGTATGCGCCGCCAGTATGGGGTAAGGGTACATACAACAAAGACCACGTAGCACGCTTTAACGCCTTCTTAGAATACTTAGTACCAACTGACGTAGAGCGTGATTACTTCTTACAATGGTTAAGTGCTAAAGCGCAGACGCCTACTTTTAAAGGTGCGGCAGTGTTGATGGTAGCACCAACTCAAGGTACAGGGCGAACTACACTAACCGATATGGTCACTACGCTGTTCACGCCAGAAAACGTGAGGAAGGTTACATTCCCGCAACTTTGCAGCGCAAGTGATGCAGGCGTGTTTAACGATTGGCAAGAGTCATTGATGGTTACTTGCGATGAAATAATGTCTGATACCAGTAATAAGCATAGGGTATATGAAACAATGAAAGACTTGTTCGATCCTAGACCAAAGACAGTATTGATTAACTCCAAGTATGGCTCACAACGACACAGCCCTGTTTACACAAGCTACTTTTTGCTGACTAACCACACCGATGCGGTTGGTCAACTCGGCGGGGATAGGCGCGTATACGTCATTGAAAATAACGACGTACCAGAAACGCCAGAGTACTTTACGGAATTAAACGCGTGGTTAGATGAAAAGACTGTTAACGGTACGTATGCTTGGGCAGAAAGTGTTTGGCGGTGGTTGCAGACTTTGACGCCTGACTTGATGATGTTAAATGCACCTACGCCAATGACCGCAGCCAAGCAGACTATGATTTCTGAAACTACCAGTGTTTATGACCTTGTTGCTGAGGTAATAGCCGACCTGTTTATGGGGATCATACCTTGCGGTAATATCGAAGCACTAGCGCAAGACGTACTAGAAAACAGACGCGATCCTGATGCGCAACTACGCGCAAAGATAATCGTAGCTAACCTAAAGAAGATAAGCGTTGCTTCTGCTAAGACTAAAAAAGTAGGCAGCAGAACTACTAGGGTGCGGGTAGTGCGAAAGCAGTTTTTAGCCTTTTGCACTACTTCGCAACTAAACAAGCAAGCGGCGCTAGAAGAATACGTAGATTTGAATTTTGACGCGATAAAAATGCTGTTAGATGAAGAACATAAGCTGATACTAGAAATAAACCGATTAGTTGACGAAAGAGTCTAATAGGTGTACTATTTTCTCAATTTTCAAAAATTAGGTACAAGCAATGAGAAGTACACTTTACGAAGCACAGAAAAGATACACGGAGAAAAACATACGTTCGGGGCAAGCCCGCGTCAATCTTTGGATACCTGAGAAACACGCAGACGAGATAAAAGAAATAGCTTCACGTATGCGAAGCGGGCAATGGAAAAATAAGTAAGCCGTTTAAACGGCTTACTTAACCTGCTTGGTGTCAGTCTTTTGACCTTTCTCGTATGTTCTATACACGCCTAGCCCTAACATGCCGATAAGCACCTGCATGGTTATGGTGGTATCTATTACAGGAAACTCGCCAACATACCCAAGCATCGTAGCAGCAAATCTTGCAACTGGTTCACCTAGTGATGCGTAGAGAAGCGAAAATCCACATACCCACCCCACAAAAGGACGCCAACCGGCTACAAATACGTTGCTACTCTTGGCTTCTTCTTTGTTTATTTCAAGCTGCCCTGTCAGTAAAGTAACGTGCGCTCTTAGTTCTTCAAAGCGTTCGGCTTGCGCCATTTCTTCTAGCTTGCGTAGTTCTCTTGCTTGGTCTGCGGGGTCAGGAAACACCCTTTCTATGATGCTTTTTCCCATGCCTAGCAAGGTATCTACAATTGGAAT